TGAACGCTCATTTAGAACTTTTGGGCTGGGTGAGATTTCAGACGCTTATAAGGTCACTGTTACCAGAGAGAGAAATGGTAATTATGACTTATATATCAAATACCCAGTGAATGGCCGTTTTGCCTCTATTTTTAAAGAGGAAATGAAAATCAAGTCAGACGCTGGTAAGAGGACTAAGTGGCAAACATTTGAGATTAACCGTATAGTCAAGAATAGTAGTGAACATATTGAAATTTATGCCCGTCATATCTCTATGAGAACCTCAGACATTGCTTTAAAACCTGTGGTAAAAGCCTCAAAGGTTACAGCTGAGGCAGCCCTTAGACTTTGGAAAGATAACCTAGTAGGAGATGATGTATTTGATGTTAGCTCAGACATCCAAACTATAGGTAATATCTCATGGGAAGTAGATAAGGTTGGAAGTGCTAGGAAAGCATTAGGTGGGGTCTCAGGCTCCATCCTTGATGTTTTTGGTGGTGAGTATGAGTTCGATAATAACCTCATTATCTTGCATAAACAGATGGGGCGTAAAGCTCCAACAGTGCTAGAGTATGGGCGTAATTTGCTCAGTGTAGAGGAGGAGAGGCTCCTAGATGGTAACTATACCTCTATCTATCCATTTGCACGTTACACGCCAAATGTTGAGGGCTCAGAGGACTCACATGAGGTCTTAGTCACATTGCCTGAGCACATCATAGATAGCCCTTATTTGAAATTATACGCTCAGAGAAGAATATCTCTGGTAGATTTCTCAGGCAAATTTGATGACAAGCACCCTCCAACAGCTGAAAAATTGAGGTCACTAGGCCAGTCTTACATCAATAGCAATAACATTGGAGCTCCTAAAATCTCTACAGAGGTCTCTTATGTAGATTTGTCACAGACTTTGGACTATCAAGATTTTGGGGTCATGGAGGAAGTTGAGCTCTGTGACATCATCCCTCTCTACTATCCACAATTTGACATCACTACGACTACTGAGAAAGTAGTCAAGGTGGTCTATGATGTCTACACTGACTCTAATGAGGAGATAACGCTAGGTACTATCGGTCAGTCTCTGTCATCTAGCATGACTGCAGGAATTGCTGACCGTCTATCAGTGGTTGAGGAAAAGCAAGCCTCTATTGAGAGCACTCTACCTCAATATCTCATCAGTGGCACTGGAAATAAAATTTGGAATGAAACACCAGCCAAAAATATTGAGCACAAAATAGGTGATACATGGTTTGAGAAAAATGGCCAGTATCAACGGATGTATATCTGGAATGGTAGCATGTGGGAGAAACGGATTGACACTGAGGATGTTGCCCGTGTTCAGAAAGATGTAGACCAACAACTTGAGTCTGTCAATAATAGGATAGAATGGCTACAAGGCAAAAATGACCAGAAAGTTTCTGATTTATTCAAAAAGTCAAATGCTACTCAAGAATTAGCTGAGGCCTCTAAACAACTTGCTCAAGAGGCTATAAACACCTCTAACTCAACAGGCCAAGAATTATCACAATACAAGCAAAACAATGAGCAGAATTTATCTATTTTGAAAACTCAGACCGCTCAAATTGATGGTAATGCAGGGCAAGCTTTAAATAAGGCCAATCAAACGGCTGTAGAAACCTCTAATTTAATTGCTAATTTGAGGACTGACCTAAATGGCAAGGTTTCTCTTTCAGAATTTCAAAATTTAAGAGAAACGGCTAAACTCCATGAGCGTATCTTAGGCACATCCGAAACAGGAGCACCTGACAAGCTATCACGGCTTATCATGAGTAGCGAGATTTTTCAGACGGAAGTTGGGAAATATGTAACAGATGATAACAACTTAATTGTTAATTCAATGACTATGGATAAGCACACGCTAGTAAATGCTACTAGAGACGGTGTGAATGTATCTGTAAGCGATGGTGTTTTCACAATCAAGGCGCAAGGGCTAACAAGCTATAATTTTAGCGGGTTCACGTTGCCAATTTACGTTAAAAAAATCTATCAGGGTGAAACGTATACGCTCGGTTTTAAATATCGGATACTAGAAAAAGTAGATACAAACTTTGTTTTTGTTGTAAAAAACCACAATTTGAATAAAGGTCTATTATCCGCTGATTTAGCAAATCCACAGACTCCCGCAAGTGATGAATGGCGAGAATTTCAAAGAACGTTTACCGTTCAGGAAGATTTTGCATTCGGAGAAGACGCAAACTATCCATTTTATATTTACATGGCTAAGAACGGCTGGATTGAATTTAAGGAGCCTATTCTTGTCAGAGGTAGTAGAACTGGGACTTATAAACCTAGCCAATTTGATGACGCCTATAAAAAATCAAACGAGGCTAAAGACTTAGCAGAGAATGCTCAAAATAAAGCAGAGAATGCTCAAGCAAAAGCGATTGAAGTAGCTGAAAAGGCTGAGGAGGCCAAAAAAACCTCAGAGGCTACACGGGCACAAATGACACTGCTATCTAATTCATGGTCTGTTAAAACTCTGAATAGCGCTAGTGATGTGCTGGGGGCTATCAACCTTAACCCTGATGGTTCAGTTAAAATCAATGAGGGTCTAATCTCAATCGGTGAGAAAACTTACATCAAAGACGGTGTCATTAAAAATTCTATGATTGGTAACGCTCAAATTGGTACAGCTCATATTGGAGAGATTGATGCAAGTCAGGCTAGAATTATCAATATTTCAGTTAAAAACCTTGTCGCAGACGGTTTGACAGCGAACGTTATCAGAGGCGGTAATTTGTCATCTCTGAACGGAGCGACTAATTTTGATTTGCAGAGTGGATGGCTCAAGATGAACGGAGAAGGTGTAGGAATTTTCAATCAATTTGCTGACAGACCAATACAATATCTTGTATTTCATAAAGGGGCTATCCATAACAAACTAGGTTCATATACTGCTCTAATGTCTAACTCACATGGCTGGGTGAACATGGATGATGGTTCTGCTGGTATTCAAATCTGGAATACTAATGATAATACAACAGCCGTCAATTTATACGGTGATGAAATAGCGATGATGTACAATGCGACTGACCAGAGAGCTATTATTTTTGATAATGTCAACAATGAAATTAAAAATGTTGAAACAATGAAAGTTGGAACAATAGGGGCAAGTCATGAAATATGGATAAAAGGCAAATCTCTAGCAAAAGTATTTGATTTAATAAATCAGAATTTTATTGGCATTGAAAACTGGTTTAAACGAAACAAACTCGGTTCTCCGGGACGATACGACGTAAGAATTTAGAAAGGTAAAACAGAAACATGAACACAACAGATAAAGTAATTAATAATTTAGGCGTTCAGATAGCTAATAAAAGTATCTCGGAGGCTTTCAGCCTTGCTGAACGTGATGAGGCGCTGGTTGAGTTGCAACAAGTTAGAGATGAGCGTGATAAGGCTCTAGCTGACTTGGAAAATATCAAGTTAGGTTTTGAGGGAATGAATAAGATTTTACAATCTGATGAGCGCCTTAAAAACCTCTATGAGGAAGTAAAAGCCAAACAAATTGAGGAAGGATAATATATATGGAATTTAAAGTAATTAGCAAATATTTGCAAGATAGTAATAGAACTTTTGTGGCAATCCGTAAAGAGACACCCTACACAGCTTTTGACCGTGTCCTAATCGGTAACCGTGTGAACGAGTCAGATGAGGTGCTAATTGAGGCAGTGCTTGGCCAGGTAGCCACAGAGTTTAACCCTGCTGATGGTGTCAAAAAGTTGCAAGAAGACTTAAAAAACCAAGAGAAAAGCTATGACCAGAAATTAGCTGAAAAAGACAATGAGATTAACGCTGTCAAAGCCATTGCTAATTGGGCTGTACTTGCAAGAGTGACAGATGTGGACAATCCACTAGACCCTACAGTATTCAAGCGTGGTCTTGAATTGGTTGACCTTGCCCAGGTCGGTAAAGCCTACCAATCTCATGACATTTTTACGATTGAAAACCCAGAGCACAGTGAGCAATTTCAAGAGGGCAAGCGTGTCATGGTGCAAGTGAATGAGTCATTTACTTACCAAGGTCAGACATTGCAAGAACTAGCAGACCTTGAGAGAAATGGAAAGCTAGGTATTTGGAAATGGGAGCCACCAAAAGAAAACACTCCAACAACAAGCACAGAGCTGAATACTGAGGCAGTGCCACAATAATAAAGGAGGGGCAAGCGTGACTATATCAGATTTAATAGCACATCTAGCCCCTACTGTTGGTGTTATTGCTACTGGATGGTTTGGACTTACAGCAAGTAAGTCAGCTAACTTGAATAAGCAGCAATTTAACGAGCTCAAAAACGAGTTAGGCACTATTCAAAATGCAGTAGAGACTGTGCAAGACTTAGGGCATTCAAATAATGAAATGCTTTCTGATGTCAATAAAAAATTACTGGTACATGATGAGGCTCATTTGGTCACAATGTATTTAAGACTAGAGAGAGACATGACCACAGCTATTAACCGTGGATACACTACAGTACATGAGTCTGATGTCATCCACAAAATGCACAAGATTTATAAAAATTTAGGTGGTAACGGCTATATAGATAGTCTCTACCAAAAATACAACATTTTAGAAGTGAGGAATTAAAATGAAAATTAACTGGCTAGTACGTTTTAAAAATAGAGCGTTTATCATCCGTTTGTTACTTGCTATCATCCTACCTATTTTGACCTATTTTGGGTTAAAATTTGAGGATTTGACTAGCTGGGCTGGGGTTTATGAATTATTTCTAAAATTCTTAGGAAACCCTTATCTTATTGGCCTCTCAATCGTGAGCGCCCTAAATATTGTGCCTGACCCTACTACAGCAGGGCTGTCAGATAGCTCAAGAGCTCTGACATATACAGAGCCTAGCGAAGATTAAGCATGGAGAGCCTATTAGGCTCTCCTTTTTTAGAAAGGAGGGCGAAAATTGGAAAAAATTATCAGCAAAAAGATAGAGCTGACAAGCAATATTAGAGGAATTGATAAGCTCCAGCATGAGCTCTACAGTAAAGATAAAGAGATAGCAGAATTTCACTTTACGACAAAAGAGCTCACGGCTGAGAAAGTCATCTGTCTCTTTCATTTTAAGGGCACCAATCGCTATAAAGAGGTTGAGGCTGTCATAGATGGCAATACCTTTACAGTCAAGTTTGATAGCTCTTTGATAATTGCAAGTGAGACAGTTGTAGGGTACATCTATTTTGAAAAAATTGAAAAATCAGCTGATGTATATGCTTTCTCTTTCCATGTGAAAGTTAGTGAGATTGACAAGGCTGCTCAGGCACCTGTCATGGAACAAAAGACAAAGCGTGTCATAGATGTCAAGGATATTGTGACAAAGGATGAGCTTGAGAGCTTGTTACCTAAAAATAACGCTCCAGGCGTAGCTTATGATGACAGTGAGCTAAGGGCTGAGCTTGCAAATAAGGCTAATCAGAGCGATGTAGCCCATATCTTGGATGACATTAAGGCTTTAAAGACTAAGCCTGACAATGACACCATTTATGATGACAAGCCTCTTGTAAGGCGTGTAGAGGCTTTAGAGAACAAGTCAAGTGTGGACACTAGTGATTTAGTCACTAAGTCAGAATTAGATGGCAAAGGGTACTTGACTCAACATCAGAGCTTGGATGACTACGTTAAACACTCAGAGCTACCTGACCCCTACAATGATACTGAGCTCAAGAAACGAGTTGAGACTCTTGAAAATAAAAAAGAGGTAGATACCTCAAAATTTGTTACTGAGGAGGCTCTAGCTGGTAAGGGCTATCTTACTCAACATCAAAATTTAGATGAGTATGCTAAAAAATCAGAAATTCCTCAGCCATACAATGACAATGAAGTCAAACAAAGACTTTCACTCATTGAGCAGAAAGAACCTCAAAGGCTCAATCTTAATGGTAATACTCTTAGCTTATCTGGTGGAGGTGGCAGTGTTGTCTTACCAAGCACTCCAACTAATACAGGTGGACAAGCCAATGAGTATGAAATCCATGGCCAAGGCATGCCAAATGGCAAGGTTAGCGCTCCTGTAGGTACTACCTATGTTGATACCGCTGTAACTAATGGCGCTTTAAAATGGATAAAAAGAAGTGGGACAAACAATCAGGGCTGGGAGGTTCTGACTGGCGATACTGGTTGGCGAACGCTGAATATTAAGTCTAAACTCGGAAACTCATATCTGAAAGTACGGCGCAAAAATGACACCGTAACATACCAATTCGGAGGATTGAGTTGGGGTTGGTTCGGTGTCATTCGTAGAGGTGGCGTAGGATACGAGGCTCAAGGTAGCGACAGGGGAAGAAACTGTTACATTTTAGGACTTGGTGGTGTTCCTGTTGGTTTTCGCTCTGAGGGGTCTTTAATAGGAAACATTTACAACGATAAAGGTGTCTCCTACGGGACTTGGTATCTTGGAGGTGCTGGAGATAGCAACATGTTGAGATTTCAGTTTACTGACCCAGTACCAACAGACAGAGATATTGGAGACATTCGTGTCAGCTCTATTTCATATCTTACGAGCGAGCCTTGGCCTAATGTCTTACCATAAGAAAGGAAATTAAAATGGTAGAAATTATCAATACTAATGTATTTAATGGAATTGCTGGCGCTCGTCCAACAGATAAGCCAAAATACTATATTTTGCACAATGACGCTGGCTCCATGACCCCTGAGAGTTATATAGGCTGGTTACAAGAACGCTATAATAACGGTCAATCAGCTCTAGGATTTGCTCATTATTACATCAACCGTGACACTATCGCAAGGGTTGAGAATACCTACAGTGGCACCTGGTCGGTTGCTAACTATGACGCTAACATGAACTCAATCAGCTATGAAGTTTGTCAACAATATAATGCCTCAGACGCTGAATTTATTGAGAATGAAAACATGGTACTTAGACAGATGGCTGAGGATATGACTTATTATGGAGATACTCCTAACTACTCTAATATCAAGTTTCATAATGAATTTTCAAGCACCTCATGCCCTAAACGTTCTTTAGCTCTACATGGTGGCTATAATGATAGTCTTAGAGATTATGTCATTGCTAAAATTAAGTATTATCAAAGTCTAGGCTCAACCGTCCAGGAAATGCTAGGCGAGGCCAAAGCAGAGGCTGGATGGCACAATAATAGTACTGGATGGTGGTATGTCAATGAAGATGGCACATACCCTACTAATAAATGGCAAGTTATTGATGATGTCTGGTATTACTTTGACAGCAATGGCTACATGAAAGCTAATACTTGGCATAAACACTCAGATACTAACTGGTACTATTTATTACCAGATGGCTCTATGGCTACTGGATGGGTATTGATTGATAATAGCTGGTACTATTTTGACAATCAAGGCGCTATGGTCACAGGATGGGTCAAGTACAAAGATACTTGGTACTATCTTGATTATCAAAAAGGCTCAATGGTATCTAATGCCTTTGTCAAATCAGCAGATGGAAAAGGCTGGTACTATCTAAAGGATGACGGCTCACTTGCTGACAAGCCTGAATTTGAGGTAGAGCCTGATGGATTGATTACATTAGCTCATACCAAAGAAGAAACAACAAAATAAAATATAATAGAAAAAATTTCAAGTTAATTATACACACAGAAAACCACAGGCTTATGCTTGTGGTTTTTTTGTTTTTTAAGTAATTTTAGTATCATTGATTGAAATGAGGGATAGTAAAATTATCTCTATATTCTCCACTTGATGACAATGCTATCAGTTGTGACTTGTACTTTCTTGATTAAGGCTCTAACTATATCCCTTTGAGCCTCATAGTCCATTTTTAAGATGTCTCCTTTATTCAAAGATTGCTTGATAGTGTTTTTAGTTTCCTCTTGTTTGAGCGCTGGGTCATCCTCTAACTCTTTTTCTAGCAAGGCTCTCATATTTAAAAATTCAGCAGATTTGGCTTGTAATTCTTCCAGGGTAATTCTGTCATCTATGTAGAGGTCATTAAGTCTACTCAGCTTTTTAGATAATTCTCTAATCTGTTTCTGATAGCTCTCACGGTCAATGGCCTCTTTGTGATTATCTGATAAAATTGTCTCTAAGTATTCAGAGTCATGTTGTAGCTTATTGACCTCTTGCAAGACATAGGCCTCAAGCTCATCCTTGAGGTAAAAACCTGAGTCACACTTTTTGTTATCATTGTATGTAGTGACTCCTCTCAACTTTCTAGGGTGTCTCTGATGACACTCATATTTTACTAACCTAGTGCCATCTTTTCTAATCATGCCCATCATGATTTTTAGAGGTGCTAGACAGTAGCCACATTGAGCTATACCTGATAGCATATACTTTGCCTGGAATGGTCGAGGGTTGAAATTTTCAAGCGCTGTCCTTTGCCTGATTTTTAGTTCTTCCTGTGTCTTATCATAGGTTTCTTTTGAGATAATGGGTTCATGATTGCCTTTGTATATTTCCCCCATGAATTGGTTATATCCACAGTAGACAGGGTTATCTAATATCACTCTGACCGCTCTGTAGTGCCAGGGCTTTTCTTTTGGGTATTTCTCATTAAGGTCATCTCTGAGCTTAGTGATTGACCTACCTGATAGATAGCTCTCAAAGATGAATTTGATAACTAGAGACTGGACTGGGTTGATGGTCATAGTGCCTGTTTCTTTGTGATAGTCATAGCCGTAGGAGGTCTTAGCCCACATCATGGACTTTCCAGCCTTTGCACGCCCTAGCTTACCCAGTTGCATTCTTTCCTTAATTTGTTCACGCTCCAGCTGAGCAAACACGCTCAAAAGTCCTATCATAGCCTTGCCAAATGGCGTAGAGGTGTCAAAATTCTCTTGTAAGCTCAGAAATTCAATCCCATTCTTGATAAATACATCCTCAATCAAAAATAGTGTATCTTTCTGACTACGACTAAGACGGTCTAATTTATAGACTAAGACTGTATCAAATTTTTTCTTGTTAGCATCTTTGATAAGGCTCTCTAGTGCTGGTCTTTCAGTATTAGAACCTGAAAAACCTCCATCAGTATATACTTTATAAACCGTCCAGTCCTTAATTTTACAATAGGACTCTAGTTTATCTATTTGCTCATCTATAGAGTACCCCTCCTCAGCCTGATTGGTAGTAGATACTCTGACATAGATAGCCACTTTATTTGTTGATTTCATTGCTTTTGTACCCCCTTTTTGATAAAATAGGGTATAGAAAAGAGGGCTTTTTAATGCCTATCTTTCTATACATCATGCCTCATGCTCAAAGCCGCCAAACTTTGTGAGCGTGAGGTCTTTTTTTATTTGATTTTTACTTCCATATCTCCACCTAATTTTTGAGAGACAAGTGAGTCACCATCATCCGTCTTAATGTGCAACATTGGATATAAATTAAAATCAACTCCATTGATACCAGCCCAAACATTAAAAGCCTCATGCTCTTTTGCTTTCAAACCATCAGCAAATGCTTGTAGGTCAGTCTTAGAGTAGTATTTATAATCATTTGGGACTTTTACATAGAGAATGGTGTCTTTGTTATAAAAAGTATATGTAGAAATATCAACGCCTTTATCAGTTAAATCTTTCTTAAAGTAGTCAATAAAGTCAGCCATCTGCTCTGCTGAAATCCGTGGTAGTTTATCATTAGATTTAGAACTTACCTCTGTGGTCTCTGTAGTGTCTTTTTTATCCTCTTTAACCTCACTTGTTGAGGCCTGAGTAGTAACTTTAGGTGTTTCAGGTATTTCTGTCTTAGGCGCTAGTCCTAATGCTTGCAGAATAAAGCCAAGTACAGCTAGGACTAGAAAGCCCCCTACAAATAATTTTAATTTTTTCATTATGTTTTCTCCTTTTTTATGGTTTATAAATTTCTACGACTTAACCTATTGTACGGATGTCATCATTTTCTGTGAGTGGTATTTCCTCATAGCTATTATTGAGACTTTGTAAATACCAAGAGCCGTCATAATCTCTTTTTAGCTTTTTAACAAAATTCTTGCTGTTTACCTGGAAAATACCAATAGAATTAACATCTACCTGACTGGTGACTTTGATAAAAAGTAGGTCATTATCTTCTATCAAAGGCTCCATAGAGTCACCAGCGACTTTAGCTATGGTGTCATAGTTATCAGGCACATCATCCACTCTGAGTCTAACTTCCATGTGTAGATTATCCTCTTGAAAAATACCACGGCCTGCAGCTACCAAACCCTCAACATAGTCTATAATATAGTCATCATTTTTGTATTTATCTAGGATAGTAGTGGTCTTTGTGCTAACTTGCTCATTTAATTGGCTAGTAGCATAATCTATCACGTTTGATTGTCTATCTTTTTCTAATTGATTAAAGATTGTTAATATCTCATGGTTTCTTTCATTATGGTATTTTTCTTTTTCTTCATCTGCTAGACCTAGAAGATAATCGGATGTGACATTGAAAATTTCTGCTAATTTCTTCAAATCTTTCCCTTTTGGGAAATTTTCGTTTTTCTCCCACTTTGAAACAGTTGTATATGTTTTCATATTTAGAATTTCAGAAAGTTCTGTTTGTGTCATGTTTTTTCTTTCTCTTAATTCTCTTATCTTATCCCCTAATTGTTTCATAGTTCTAACCTCCTTTTGACAATTTAATTATATCATAAACAAGATTATAAATCAATTATATAAGAAAAAACTTTTATATTTTTAAAAGAAATGAAAAATATTTTAAAAAATATTAAAATAAATCATAAAAAATAGTTGACATGAGATATAAAATCATATATAATGAAATCAACGATAAAAAAGGAGGTGCATTATATGATTACCATTGCAGAGTTACGAGCAAGAAATAATAAGATGTCACAGCGTGAGTTAGCTAGACAATTAGGCGTCACACAAACATCTGTGAGTAACTGGGAGAAAGACCAGTCAAATATTGGCGGTAAACATCTTAAAAGTCTAGCGTTATTCTTTGGAGTATCTACTGATGATATTTTAGGCGTAACATCTACTGAAGTTTAATTTTTTATAATCTCAATAAGATTATAAATCATATAAGAAAGGAGCACAGATGAACGAAGTCATAAACGTAACACTTAATGACAACCATGAGCCAGTGGTGTCAGGTAGACAACTACATGAGGCTTTAGATGTCAAAACAGAATATAAAAAGTGGTTTAGTCGCATGACTGAATACGGCTTTAATGAAAACGAGGACTTTTTAAAGGTGACCCAAAAATGTCTCACCTCCTCAACAGGTCAAAACACGACTGACCACATCATCAAGCTAGACATGGCCAAAGAAATTGCCATGATACAGCGAACAGAGCGAGGTAAGCAGGTCAGACAGTATTTCATCCAGGTAGAAAAAGACTTTAATAGCCCTGAGAAAGATTATGGCAAGAGCATTACTCATGGCTGACAAGAAAGTCCATCAGCTAGAGGCTAAGATTGAGGCTGACCGTCCTAAGGTACTATTTGCTGAGGCAGTCAGTGCAAGTCACTCATCTATTCTGGTTGGAGAGCTTGCTAAGTTACTCAAACAGAATGGGGTAGACATGGGAGCTAATCGCTTATTTAATTGGCTCAGAGCTCACGGCTATCTCATTAAGCGCAATGGGCGTGACTGGAACATGCCAACACAAAAGAGCGTAGAGATGGGACTCATCAGAGTCAAAGAAACCAGTATCACACACGCTGACGGCCACATTACAGTTAGCAAGACACCACTTGTAACTGGCAAAGGTCAACAGTACTTTATCAACAAATTTCTAAATCAGGAACGTTTGACAAGCTAAAAGAAAAGCCCTCAAAAGACGGCCAATCCATTTGAGAGCTAAAAAATACTTATAAGGTAATTATATCATGAAATCAATAAAAAATAAATGGGCACCACGGATAATCAATATCATGGCAGATGGCTCACAGATTGACAATCTGTCAGGGTACACAATCCCTGCAGGTCATTCATACTACGACATTATCAGAAAATATTTGAAGAAAGGGGCTTAAATATGAGGTATGCAGTACATCATAAGAAACACCCATGAGAACTACACAGCGTTAAATAACGCTTTCACTCAAGACAGCAGGCTTGAACCAGCAACAATAGGCATATTGACGGTGATTTTAACTAATAAGCCTGACTGGGTTGTATATCCTGAGGAAATCGCTAGACGGTTGAATATTAGCAGGCGGACAGTGGATAGACATTTCAAGATACTAGAGCAGTGTGGGTATTTGCTATCTGTGAGAATTAGCCATGGCAGAGGGAACGGGACAGAATTTAGACGATTTTTCTCAGACAGCCCCATGTCAGAAAGCTATAAAAATTACTTAAAGAGTAATCTGGCGGATGAGTTATCCACAGGCAACTAGATAGAGTTATTTTACACTTGGAAGATTTTGCCATGTTAAAAATTGCCATGTTAAAAATTGCCATGTTAAAAACTGCCATGTTAAAAATTGCCATGTTAAAAATTGCCGTCTAATAAGTACTAACTATATAACAAGTACTAACTATACAATAATCTAAGCCTACGGCACTAACTTAATAATAAATACTAACTTACAACAAACTACTAATACTAATAAATAAAAGAAAGAGAATAAAAATCATGACTGATAAAGAACTCATCAAACAACAACAGGAAAAAATTGAACGTATCGAACAGCTACAAGAGGAACTACATAAATTATCTACATTTGCCTTGCTAACTATTGATTTATTAAATTTACCTAATGGGCTAAGAGCTCCATTAAAGGCTATCCATGATGTATCACATGCTATCAAGGATGTATTAGATGGAATGAGCCCAAAAGAGGCTATTGAGAAGAACATGACAGAGGATGATGAGGAGTAAGAACAATGTGGAATAAATTTAAAGAATTTTTAGGACTAGATGAAATCCTGGCAGATGAGCCAATCCAAGAACTAAAACAAGAGAATGAAAATTTAGTCAATGTAAGAACTCTACAAATTGAACTTAAAAAATGCAAAGAGGAAATCAGACAAAAAAATGACTTACTAAATGAGCTATCTACTGAAAATATTAAACTTGCTCAAGGTCTTCAAAGTTGCTCTGAAATCATCTACGAGCAAGAAAAACTAATCAATGTCTTTCAGGATATTTATAACCACGGAGGTAAATGATGGACAGAGGACTCTTTGGAACGTTTGATTATGATAGAGACTATTTACAACCTCAAGAGCCTCAGGATGAGTTTGACCCTGCTGATTATGTATTTAGCGCTGGTCAATGGTTCTATGTAGGAGATTGTTAGCCTATGGATAGAGAGCACTATGAGGACAATGCCTATTGGAGAGAAAGACACCTTAGGACTTGCTACGAGCTAGGCGCTATTATTGATGAGCAACAAGATAAAATAGTAGCCCTTGTTAATAAAAATAGACGCTTAGAGCGTGAAAATTGGAATTTAAAACATAATAGAGGTAAGAAAAGATGACAAATAATCAAATGACAACACAAACAAAGCGTGACATCTCAGTAGACACTAGCGCTTGGACTTTTCAAGACATCAAACGCTACTTTGACCCACAAAACCTATTGACAGAAAAACAAGTAGGACAAGCCTTGTCTCTTATCAAAGGGCGCAATTTAAACCCATTAGCCAATGAGGTCTACATTGTAGCGTACAAAACAAAAACAGGGGGGACTGAATTTAGTCTCATTGTATCAAAAGAGGCCTTTTTAAAGCGTGCAGCACAAAATCCAAATTATGAGGGATTTGAGGCTGGAGTGGTCACTGTAGATGATGAGGGTATCATGCACGAACGAAAAGGAGCAATCATGCTACCTGGTGATACTCTTGTCGGTGGATGGGCTAGAGTATATCGCAAAAATTTCAAGGTACCTGTGGAAATCTTTGTCAGCCGTGAGGAATATGACAAGAAAAAAAGCATATGGAACAGCATGCCAGCTACTATGATTAGAAAGACAGCTCTAGTAAATGCTCTTAGAGAGGCTTTCCCTGAGGATTTAGGAAATATGTACACAGAGGATGACGGAGGGGAAACATTTGACCGTATCAAAGACATTACCCCTCAAGTACCTCAAGAGAGCCGTGAGGATGTAGTGGCACGCAAAATGGCTCAGATTGAGCAATTCAACAGAGAGCAAGAAACAAGCTATGTAGCGCCTGAGATGGAGACTGAGGCACCTCATGAACCAATCCAGGGCGAGTTACTAGATGACAACGAACTTGAATTTTAGATAAAAGGAGGAGCAACATGCAAGAATTACAAGTTAAAATCACACAGGCTCAGGTTGAAATCATTGACCGTGAGAAATTTGAGCAAAATATCAATGAGGTAGTGACTAAATATCAAAATTACACGGTCACGGCCTCAACTATTAAGGATGATAAGCAAGTACTTGCTAATTTACACAAACTAGACAAGCAAGTCTCTGATGAACGTATCCGAAATAAGAAATTACTATCTGAGCCTGCTGATGAGTTTGATAAATACATCAAGCAAGCTATCCAGCCATTAAAAGAAATCATTGAAAAGATTGATGTAGATGTCAAAGAATTTGAAAATCATCAAAAAATGGTCAGACTAGACACAGTCAAGGCTTACATCTCAAACAAGTCAGCTGAGTACATGCTAGACCCTAGAGTCTTTGATGAGAAAGCTACAGAATACATCAAAGCTAGTGATTTTATGGCTGATGGGATGACCCTTAAAAAAGCAACCATGAAAAGCCTTGATGATATGGTCACATTTGAATTTCAGAAACAGCAAGAGCTTGAGAAATCTAAATCAGCTATC